GTCGGGTGCGAAGAACCGCGCTGCCAAAGCCCGTGAGATCAAGCGAACTGCCGAGGCTTACAAGGCCGGGGAGTTCATCGACATCAAAGCCGTTTCTAAATCGAGGACTGAGCAAGGTGGCCCCAAAAAGAAAGCCCGCAAGAAAGCCACTCGACGAAAAAATAAGAGAGTCTCTTAAGCAGAAAGCCAAAAACAGCCGCTTTTTCCAAGCTGAGCTGACTGAGGTGTATCGCAAAGGGCAGGGCGCTTACTTGGCCAGTGGATCGCGAAACGTCCCGATGGAGGCGTGGGCAATGGGGCGTGTCAATGCCTATATCAAGGGAGAACCCAAAACCCGCGCAGCTGATAAGAAGATCTACGCCCGCTACAACAAGAAACGATGAGCATCAAACGCGGTGGCCATACGTTTGCGGGCTATGACAAGCCCATCCGCACGCCGAACCATCCGAGCGGCAAGTCTCACGCTGTTGTCGTTAAAGACGGCGATAAAGCGAAGCTCATTCGCTTTGGGCAGCAAGGCGCTAAAACGAAGCGTCCGCGTAAAGGTGAGAGTGCTGCTGACAAGGCTAAACGTGCGTCGTTCAAGGCACGCCACGCAAAAAATATCGCGAAGGGAAAGACATCTGCCGCATATTGGGCGGACAAAGTAAGGTGGAGCTGAAAACAACCTTACGGGTTATTCATGTCTGAAGAGCAGAATCAGGAGATTACGTCTCCAGCCGCTCCAAACAATGCCGAGCTGGATGCACTCAAGAACAGCATCCAAGCCTTGGAGAAAAAGAATTACGAGCTGATCGGTAAGCTAAAAGAAGCCAAAACAATCCCTGACGGCGTTGATGTTCAGGAGCTGCTTGACTTCAAGCGGAACGTCGAGCAGAACAAGCTTGAATCAGAAGGCAAGTACACCGAGGCGCGTCAGGCGCTTGAGCAGCAGTTCCGCGAGGCTGCTGAAGCCAAGGACAAGCGGATTGCTGAGCTTGAAGCACGAGTCCGCGAGCTTGAGCTAATTGCACCTGCGAACACAGCATTGGCCGATGTTGTGCATGATCCCAGCATCGTATTCAAGGCGGATCTGCTGAAGCCGGATCAGATCGAACGCGAAGCTGATGGCACTGTTGTCGTGGTCAATGGCTACGAGCGCAAGCCCATCAACGAGTGGGCCAAGACTTTGCCCAGCTATATGCAGAAAGCACCCAAGCCAGTTGGCAGTGGCGCACCTTCAGGACGCAGCGTAGGTGGAGACATCCCACCGGGCACAAAGAATCCTTTCGCCAAAGAGTCCTACAACCTCACAGAACAGTCGCGGCTTTATCGCACGGATCGGGATATGTACGAGAGGTTGAAAGCTGCTGCTAACCGTTAATATGTTGGACAAGGCAAAGCTACGCAGAGCCAACGCCTTACGTCATTGAGCAAACCACTCAGCGTGATGCCTTCCTGGCTAGCGGTGTGGTGCAGCCCATGGCGGAGCTGAATGCTTCGGAAGATGGTGGTGACTTCGTTCAAGTGCCTTTCTACAAGGCCAATCTGTCAGGCGACTTCGAGCGTCTGACGGATAGCTCTTCCCTGACCCCCGGCAAGATCGAAGCTGACAAGCAAGTCGGCGTCGTTCTGCACCGTGGTCGTGCTTTCGAGTCACGCGACCTGGCTGCTCTGGCTTCCGGTTCTGACCCGATGGCCGCTATCGGCAACAAGATTGCTGACTACATCGCCAACCAGCGTCAGAAGGATCTTCTGTCCTGCCTGAAAGGCATCTTCGGCGATGTGGGTGACACCAGCTCCGCTTCTTTCGCAGCTCTGGCTGTTGATGGCGCATCTGGCGACACCCCGACTCAACTGAGCGCCCGCCAAATCGTTGAAGGTCAGTCCCTGCTGGGCGACCAAGGCGAGAAATTGGCAGCCATTGTTGTTCACCCGAAAGTCTATTTTGACTTGAAGGAAAGGCGTGCCCTGGATTTCATTTACGATGATTCGGGTCAGCCTGACACTGGCGCAACTCAGGGTTCACTGGCTAACGCCTTTGGCAACGTTGCAATTCCCACATTCATGGGGATGCGTGTTATTCAGAGCGCGGATGTTCAGACCGCTGGCTCTGGCGCTTCCACTGAATATGTTTCCTACATGTTCACGCAGGGAGCCATTGGCTCCGGTGAGCAACTCGGACTTCAGACCGAGACCGACCGTGACATCCTCGCCAAGAGCGATGCCATGTCGATTGATCTGCACTACGTGTATCACCCGATCGGTTCTTCGTTCTCCACTTCCGTTTCCAACCCCACGCGGGCACAACTGGAAACCGTGGGCAACTGGACCAAGGTGTACGAGACCAACAACATTGGCATCGT